ATAGTATACAACACTCTTGTATAAAGTTATATCCGATAGAAAATTTTAAGGATATAAACTCTCGTTTAGGAGCAGGAACACTATTTCATTCAGATTATGCAGCAGGAGACGGAAAGGTAGTTAACACTACTACCAAAATGTCTTGTGTGATATTTCTAAATGATGAGTTTGAGGGTGGCGGTTTACAAATTTGGAACGATAAAATAGATGCTAAAAAAGGTAGGATAATTATATTTCCATCATTTGCAGCACACAGAGTCTTAGAGTTTGATAAAAAAGATAGATACACTATGATAACATTTATAAAAGGAAACACTTTTAAATGAAACTAAATAACGATTTTAAATATTCAATACAAATACCAAAGTTTTTAACACACGAAAAATGTGATAAGTTAATAGAACAAATAACCACAACAGAAGAAGTTGTAACAGGTGGAGTTGGTGGTGAGTGTGGTGAAGCAGCAATCATACCAGAGATACGAGTTACAGAGGAGTGGTATTTATTTGACCAACCAGACAATAGACTTAGACCAGACAAATGTAATAATGATTGGAAGTGGTTACAAGACAAGATACACCAAGTAGTAAAGATAGTTAATCAAGGTGTATTTCACTTTGATATAGACGGAGCAGATGACGAATTAAAACTTATCAAGTATCATCAGGGTGGATTTTATGGTTGGCACACAGACTTTAATGCAGGTAGTTGTTCTAATAGAAAACTTGTAGCAATCGTCCAACTAACAGACCCAAGTGAATACGAGGGTGGTGAAGTTCAATTTGGTATCCAAGATAAACACACAAAAGAGTGGTATACAATGAACCAATTAAAAGGTTCTCTAACAATTTTTCCTACATTCTTATCTCACAATGTTACACCAGTTACCAAAGGAACAAGATATGTTCTACAAGAATTATTTATTGGAGACCACTTTAGATGATAGAGAATCTAACACAAAAGAAAAACTTTAAGTTTGTTGTTCACAAAGATGATTTCCTAACTGAAAAGAGATGTGATGAATTATTGGAAATGTTTAATAATTCAGAGCAACACAAAGCTACGGTAGCAGGAACTTATAAAGGAAATGGTGCTGATGTTGTAAATGAAAATGTTCGTAAAGTTCAAGAGGTTAGATTTGATAGTGATGTGATATTGTCAGACGGATTTAATCTAAACAAAAATATAAATATGGCTTGTGAAATGGCAAATAGATTATTTTTTAATTTTGATATCTCAAACCAACTTTCTAATATTCGTATGTTGAGGTATGAGGACACGGGTAAATATGACTGGCACTTGGACATTGGAAATGAAGAAACATCAGTTCGTAAAATTACAGCAATCGTCCAACTATCAGATGAAAATGATTATGAGGGTGGGAACTTTGAGTTCAGTATGACTGATGAAACAGGTAAAGACACCGCAGTCGGTAGTAGAAAGAAAGGAAGTTTAATATTGTTTCCATCATATTTGGGACATAGAGTATCACCACTAACGAGTGGAGTAAGAAGTTCAATATTAACTTGGATGTTGGGAAATGCATTTAAATAAAGTATTAGTATTAGGTTGTAGTCGTAGTGGGACGACAGAGTTTTGTAAAACATTACAAGAGATTACATCTAAAAAATTTATATGGGAACCAGAATTTAATCATTCAGAAAAAATAATAGAATCTTTGGGTGTAAAAACATTTCTTGACAAAATGTATGACAATGAAGATACATTTGGTATAAAGTTTGGTGTATATCCAGAAAAAAAGTTACATAGAACCATAATAGAATATCACGATTTAGTTTTCTTTTTATCAAGAAGAAATGTATTTCAACAAGCGTTATCATTGAATCTAGCAAAGAGAACAGAAAAATGGAGAGCAGTTGATTTTGGTGTAGAAACATTCTCACAAAAAGAAAAAGATGAGTATAATAAAATCAAAGTTAGTAAAATTAATATTGAAGATATAAAGAGAGATATAAAAGGAATAAAAGAAACTTCAATAAAAACTATTGGTTATTTAAAAAACCACAAAAATTCACGAATACTATTTTATGAAGATTTATTTGGATTCTTCTCTGGTGTTAAAATAAACACCGAAGATAATTACAAAAATATTGAGAACTGGCAAGAACTAAAAACTTTTTACGAACAGAATAAAGATTTTTGTCATTTTGACTTATAGTATTACTATTTATTTATATCTAAAAGGTTATTCACTATGAAAACAAAAACACTATTTGACCACATAAAAGAAATTACAAATTCACAGAACCCAAATTATTGGGAGGATATTTCTGACGCTGATAAAAAAACTTGGTCAAATTATATGGTTCACAGATTTCTATCAATGAAACCAGAGTGGATTGAAGTAGTGAACGAAATACAACAATACTGGGAATTAGAACCAAAATCAGTTTATCAATTCTACACCAATATAATTCCCAAGAGCAGAACATTTCTCAGATATACAAAGTCTAAGAAGAAATCAAAGATAGAAAATTGGGCAATGGATATATTATGTGAATATTTTGAAGATAGTTCAGAAAATATTGAAAAAACACTTGACATTATGGGTAAAGATGTTGTATATTCTATCGTATCCAAGTATGGTGTAGACGAAAAGCAACTAAAAAAAATATGGAGTAAATAATGATTAAAGATTCACCAAAGGGATTACCAGATTCAGCTCTTGATTTTGAAAGAGAACCAACAAAAGTTATTGACGATTTCGGTCAAGAATATGACCCGACACAAGAGAAAGAAAATCTTGGATTGAGAACAAGTGAATATGAAAAAGAAATGGTAGACACACAAGATGTCGTAAAGTATATGGAAAGAACTTATCCTGAAATGACTGGTGAGTTCCTGAAAATACAATCAGAACAATATGAATTATTTTGTAGAAAACAATATGATTATGGCCCACAAAATATAGCAGTCGGAACAATTCTAAAAACACCAGAGGACATTAAGTTATCATTGTTGGGTTTATGGTTCAGAATGAACGACAAGATAGAAAGAATGAAAACATTATTATTGAGAAATGGGACAAACTCAGTTGAGGGAGAACCCGTAACTGATAGTTTTTCAGATGTTTCAAATTACGGAGTAATGGCACAAGTAGTAGCGAGGGGTAAATGGGCAAAATAAGTTATAGTCAGTTCGCAATGTGGGACAAATGTCCTTACACTTGGAAAGCAAACTATGTGGATAAAGCAGAAACTTTCAAGGGTAATATCTATACCTTGTTTGGTAGTGCTATTCACGAGACTATCCAAGCATATTTAGTATGTTATTACGAACGAACAATCAAAGAAGCAGATGAATTACCACTTCACGATATTCTGATATATCGTATGAAAGAATTGTATAAAGAATCTAAAGAAAGATATGGTGATGGATTTGAGGTAGACCAGAAAGAAATGATTGAGTTTACTAATGACGGATTTGCAATCATTGATGAGTTCTTAAAACGAAAAGGTAGTCATTTCAAAAAGAAAGATACAGAATTAGTCGGTATTGAGATGAACCTAAATTACAAACTACCAAAGAATATGAGGTTTGTAGGATTTATGGATGTTGTTCTACACGACAAGAAAACTGGTCGTATGAAAGTTATTGATATCAAATCATCTACTATGGGTTGGAACAAGTATATGAAAGCAGATAAGAACAAAACCAATCAGTTATTATTGTATAAACATTTTATGGCAAAACAACTAGAAATATCAGAAGATAAAATAGATGTTGAATATTTAATATTAAAGAGAAGATTATATGAAAATATGATGTATCCACAGAAAAGAATTCAGGCATTCTCGCCTGCGAGTGGTAAACCAAGTGTTAATAAGGTTATGACAAGACTACAAGAGTTCATAGACGAGTGTTATGATGACAAAGGTAAAATAATTGCACACGACTATGAAAAATGTGAAAAGCACAAAAAGTGCAGAAGTTGTAAGGATTTATAATGACAGAACCAAGTTTAAGAATTAAAGTAACAGATTTTTTAGCAACAGATTTTGAGCAAGAAGTATTTCAAGAGTTGATGAAAATCAAACAATTAGATTATTTAAGTGGTGTTCCATTTCCATTATACTTTTGGTATGATAGAGAAACTGAAATGGTAGACTTAAATACATTAGAACCATTCAT